GGCAATTTTCTCGTATAACGGCCAGTCCCAGGATATCTGGCTGCCGACGTAGGCCACAACATCAACCGCATCACCAGTCAGGTGGCGACTGTTCATCGTCTGGCTTTTTCCTTCGGCAACCAGTTGTTTCTGGCGCTCTTTCGTGCGCAGACCTTCGGTGATACCAAAATCAACTTCCGTCAGTTCCAGAGCGCGACGCACTACCGCCACCAGTTGCGGCTTAACACCTTCCAGATTCTTTTCACTGCGACGACTAAATCTGAATTTTCCCGACATAATTACCTCAGTAATGAAAGGATTTTTGACACATTCCCGCGCGCCCATACCACCAGCACACAGAACAACAGATTAACCAGCACCACCGCCCAGTTACCGGGAAGAGGACGACCGCACAGATAACTGAGCGGCGCGACCGCATAGACAAGCATCAGCGCCCAGGCCAGCCACGACACCAGCGGTTTATGCGTAGAGTCTTTTCGGCGGTAGAAAAAAAGCGCCAGCACGATAACCGTACATAGCGCCACATTCAGCAGTTCTGGAATATTACCTGCCATTGCTACCTCCCCCACGCAGACGGGAGAACAAGCCAGATATCAACGAGCCGATATCCTGCTGATGGATAAACGAGAGGATTTTTACTGACACAACCGACACAAGCACTGCACACAATGCATCAACAGGCGCACTGTCAAAGCCAGTTTGCTTTACCAGCCAAGAGGCCAGCACTTCTGCCCCCAATACGCCGATAATAAACGACACCACAAAATGCGCAGCAATCCTCCAAGCTGAAATCGCCTGCGGCATCGTGGCCACAAACAGCGCCCCGGCAAATGCGCCAAACACAATCCCAAAATCCGTGTTGGTAAACAGACCAAATGCCGTCGCCCCTCCGAGCGCCGCAGCTGTGCCCGTCCCGGATAAGGGTTCAGACATGATTTCCTCCTTTAAATAAAAAGGCTCGCCGCAGCGAGCCTCAGATTAGAGTGCAGGAGCCGATCCCTGCGTTCAAAGCGCTATATTCACTACATATCCAGTATTTGATATTGTTAAATCGCCAAAAGTAACCACATCAAATCTGGAGAATTAAATGAGTGAGTCCAATAAACCATCAGGTGAAAACAAACCACCACAGGCTCCACAACCCAAGCCTGCCGCACCGGCCCCACGCGAAAGGAACCTCCGAACAGGCTACACTTTCGTTGCCGATTCTGCTGAAAACATCAGAAAAAAAGATAAGTAAGCACTGAAATTATAAGAGCACAAACAGGGGTGAGAATTGTAGCAATTCTCACCCTTTCAAGCTCTCGACCGATCCGGGCGTTTTCACATTTCCCCATTTCCGCCATTCTTGTTAAATCAGCCAACCGATATCGCCTCAATATATTCAGAGTCGAACGCTTAGCTGAAAATCCTTTTGATTCGAAATCTGCATAATCAATTTCATCAAATCCTTTATATCCATCATGGTATAACGCATAAGGGGTCGATGAAGCCAGAACACGAGTTCTGACAATAAGGACTCGTCTGACGAGATATGCAGCACACAATGCCCAGTAAACCAAAAATACAGACATTCCTGCAGTCAGGTAATCCAGGGTGGTTCGTTGTGTTAATAACAAAAAAGATGAACCAATACCTGCAATTAATATGCTTAATAATTTCTGACCGTTTTCTTTATTCAGAGCATTGGAGTGATGGATTTCTCGAATGCACTCCTCTCCTTGTTTTTCAAGAAAATCCACAAGGTCATCATCTGCATCAAGAAAATAGTCGTCGGGTAGATTTTTCATTCCGTCCCCAATCACGCATCCTACAATGTGTTCGATTTTACCTGACATTTGGCAATGTAACAGCAGGATCACCAGAAACGACAAAACCCGCACGATGGCGGGTTTCAAATGTGTTCATGTCTGTCATTCGCCTCGCGATACAGCTATGCGAAGCGTACCAGAATTGAAGCAGTTTGTTGGCAAAAAAGCAATAACTTTTTATCGACGTTTCACGTTAAACGCATTTTGCATTGGTATATAAAGCATATACTCCGCAATGTTTAACCAAGCATCAATGCGATTTCTACACGTTTTAAGGCTCCATTCAGGATGTAGCTGATTGAACGCTTCTGCTATCTTTAACTTACTCATCCCCCGCCCCATATAACGTTGGCTCAGGACATTGTATAGCCCAGGATGATCCGCCATTACTTCGCCAATAACCCTGTCGATTATTAATGCCTCCGAATCGGTACAATGTGCCAGCCAGCTCTTTTGCTTACCGTTGATCATATCCCGCAAAAAAGCCTCAAGTTCAGGCTTGTCCAGACCTGCTTTTTTCATCCTCCGGAGCGCCTCGTTAATTGCCGTTTTTGTCAGCTTTTTAGAGGTCAGCAACTGGTTAAACATATTCCCCAGTTTACCGCCACCGATATACGACCAGCGGCCCCACATACGCAATTTTCCCTGAATCCAGACGCTCTCCAGTGTGCTGAGGCGAAGATGTTCTCCGCTTTTTCCGGTGTTTGTTGGGTAAATCATAAAATGCCTTTATCTCTCCAGATTTCTTGCGTGCGGAAAGCGCCTTCTGCATGCATCAAGCGAATCTCTGTTTTCGTGAAGTCGTCGATTTTTACCCTCCCGTCGACAATATCGTGACAACTACTACAGGCGATCGCCGCCTGCATATCATGAGGTTTTGTTGCCGTTCCGCACGTACCAGCCAGCCGGTAATGCGCCAATACGGACGTTTCAGGATTGTGGTTGCAATAGCCTGGAATTCTGACCTGACACATCTGGCCCCGCGCCGCTTTACGTAAATCCGCCATTACGCGAACTCCAGCAGTTGCGCGGCCACATTTTCGACTTCCTCCGGAGAGGAAAATTTACGGAACAGGATCCAGTTCCACAGAACGTTGAGTACGGATTTATAAACCTGCTGAAACTCGGTTTCGTCCATATTCGCAAAAGCGATGGATTTCGCCCTGCGCCCACGGCTACCGTCAGGATAAAAATGCTCAGTGTAAAACCCTGCCTGAATGGTCACCCACTCGCGGAAAGCGTCGAAGGATTTGAGAAGTGCGGCATCGTTGGTTCGTTTTACAGCAACCTTATGCAGGTACTGTTCTGCAGCATCGCTAAGGGCTGGCGTATGCTCGCGCCCGACTGACTCGCAAAGAAAATCGACAAAACCTGAGATCAGCTCCTGTTCTTGAGGCGTGATCGCGCCGCCAGTGGGCGTCCAGTAATCGAAACCAAGCTGTAGAAGTTTGAAAAATCGCTTATGGAATGCGTAGTTACGCACACGCTTAAAGTCGGCGTGTATCCACTCACCAATTTTAATTTGTTGTAAGAAATTGCCACTCTCCGGCGTTGCCGGGAGCAGTAACCCTGAAGAGGTTTGTTTTACAAGTTGTATGTGCGCCATCGTAGTTCTCCGGTGGCGCAGTAGATCGGGGGTTCAGCCCGTAAAGAGTATAACAAAATGAGGTTTATGTTTGGCAACCAGCCCTGACGCATAATTCTTCAAATAGATTTTCATTGCCCATAATGTCTCTATTCGCCATTGGCAAGAATTTAATTTTTTGCCCATACCGATACATAACAGCTCTTTCACTATCAGGGAAATAATCCATTTCCGCTACAACCGACATATCCTCTCGACGAATGACCGCATATTTGCGGCTAATCATTCCCTGCAATTTTTTCACAATTCCTCCTTACCACTAAGGGACAATGAAAATGTGCGTTTTTTTTGCAACTTTTGTTGAGGGCGAAAATATAACGACTGTAACCATTTATTTCACGCTGTAAATTTGATGCATTTCTGTTCATGATCATGGACATTTTTTAGGCGTTTAGTATCTACTCTGATTACTGCTCAATTTTCAAACCGTTATTTTTTCACCTAATAACTGTATGGATATACAGTATCAATTTTTCAGTTCAGATCAAGTAATTGAGCATAAAAAAACCCGCCGAAGCGGGTTAGATGCGGGTGCATTGAGGATGCCTGACACATCAGAGGTGGCGGGAATTTCTCCCCGCCCGGTCTCTTACTCCTCAGGTTCGTAAGCTGTGAAGACAGCGACCTCCGTCTGGCCGGTTCGGATTCGTACCTCGCAGAGGTCTTTCCTCGTTACCAGTACCGTCACAATGACGGTGATACAGATGACGATCAGCGCGATTAACATCGCCTTTTGCTGCTTCATAGCCTGCTTCTCCTTGACCTTTCGGTCCGTAAGAGGCTAATCTAAATGTGTTCAGCATTAGATATGGCCTCGGTAAATGTTAAGCGTCTTGCAGGACGCAGAATGTTTCCGGGGCTTTTCTCTATCTGCCATACGGTGTTCATGCCTGAGACAGATAGCCTCAAGCACCCGCGGCGATTTTACTTAACTCTCCTTTTCACGCAAACCGTTTTTGCTCACAGTGATAAGTCTTTATTGTAATTAATTGACATGACGATTAATCAAAATTCAATTTTTTGTGCTGGCCTTGCGTTTAATATCCAACATTCTTGATGAGTGTGGTGCGCAATCAATAAATTTTGGAGTTGAGTTTTTTTGGCTTTATAATTTAACTCATTTGTCTTATCAATTATCCAATTCCCTGTATCCGAAGAAGCCAGAGCCATGAGTTTATTACACTCTGCATGCATATTAATTATCTCACCAAACATATCTGTTTTTGTTTTTTTATTCACAAAGTTAGTGAAAATACCAGCATGCTTATAAGAATCCATTACAGTATAACGGCCATCACCATCTATATCAGAAGGTTTTGACATCCATTTAAAAACATGAAGGAGAAAAATATTGGCTGTCCAAGGAAATTCATTTCCATCAAGAAACGTTTCAGTAGTCGCTATACTCAGACTTTCAGTAAGATTAGTCGCCCCAATTAAAATAACCTCGGGCTCGCCATCCTTTCTTTTACCCGCCCCAACAAAATTGAACGTACCTGCATAACACTGTCCAAAATAAACAATAGCATTGTTTAAATTAGGTGCTCCTTTTAAAGCTTTGAGAAGTTGATGAGGCGGAATAGGATTTTTTGCATCCAGTCCTTGCGTGCAACCATGACCAGTAACAAACATTACTATGTTATTGTAGTTATTATCACGTAAGTCATTAAAGAAATCTGCTGATGCTTTTGACGCATAAGGATACTTCGAGGCTGATGAAAAAAAATCATCAAAATTTCTGCCAGGGCTATCAATATATATTGATATATCTTGTGGATTTATACCGGCCTTCTCAAGGCATAGCACGCCAAAAACAATATCAAAAACGTGGCGCGATTCAACTTCTTCTTTAGAACAAGGCAAAAACATAACCCATTTCGTACGCTCAGACCTAAGGCTCATACATATCCTTATGATTCGAATGTGTTAAATTAAAAATTTGTTAATATTTAGGAAGCATAGCATTACTGAAAGATGGTGGCTTTGCTATATCGGTAAAGTAAAAAAGCTCATCGATGCTTAAATGTTCAGTAATTTGGGTGGACGTTATTTGCCCTCTTTCATTCAAACCAAATATTTCATCGCCAGTTTTCAGAAAAAACACCACTTCAAATGTTGTGGTTACTTTATGCGTATAAGATTTGAACAGCATCCACTGCCCGAGATTCACACACTCTTTTACTGAATCAGAAGTATCAGGTAACGCTGACGACTGTAGCCCTGTGAATTTCATCATTTATCCTTATGAATCCGCATACGACATTCTAACAACATGGTATTTTTATGAACACAAACTGTGTGATCGAGTTACCGACCACACGGTGAAAATATAACTTTGCGCCTTCGTTTTCGTCAACCCCAGCGACAAATCGAGTACACAACCAGCGCCACCGCCATTGCAATACCAACGGTTGTAAATGCCTCAGGCCAGGTCATTGCTTCACCTTCTGTTGGGGTGGCTCAGGAAGAGGTATCCAGTGGGTAGCGTTCTCTACTTCAGTACCGTCATTGTCCACAAAAGCCGTCTTGTAACCGCCTTCAATAGAGCGACAAACCTTATCCCAAGAACCGGGAAATACATTCCCGAGGGCATCATGCAGAATCACATCGCAAAAATCAGCAGGCACTGCGTCGCCACAGCTTATCCAACCATCCGGCACTACCGGTGCTGGAGGTGCGGTGTAGAGAGGCACATATATATTTGGCTCTTTATCAGCGCCAGGCTGTTCATCAAGTGTAAATGCCTTCCTGGTAAATCGATTCATATAAAGCACAGTCTCTGCTTCCAGTGATGACAAAGCAATACGCGCCAGTTCTTTACCTTCCCCGTGTTTCAGGAATCCGTCTTCAATAATTTCCAGCAGTCGTTCTCTGGTAATTTTGGTCATAATTAATCATCCTCTTCGTTTTCGTCTTTTATTTCGTGAAATGAGTAATTACAGTAATTAAAGAAAACATCTCTCGCTTCGTCTTCTATTTCCTTTTGCGTAGCATCATCCTCCACTTCAAATACGTCTTCATGTATTCCACCAGCAATGCCGGTTTCGATAATTACTTTAAACTTTCGCATTTCCTTACCGCCCTGACGGGTGGCCTCCTGATGCTTTGAGGGCGTAGAAACCCCTCCGGTTAAGGATTGAATTAAAATTTTCAATTGTTTTTATACTATAAAATCAGAATAACATTTCCTGCGTTAATCCTTTGGTACACGCACTCCGCGCAATTTAAAATCCCCGTCATTTAACTTTTTGATAGCGGCGAAAGCATCTTTACAAGCCCCCTCGCTATTAAACTCCTGAGTTTGTACCTGTAACGTTGGTTGTGACTCGCCAATTAAACTTAATGAATGCGGAGATAACATCCAGAAAATTAAAACCCACATTATTCCTCCTTAATTTTAACACCAGCAGCGCGTATTTCGTGACGAGCGTTATCATTACCCGCACACCAACCCTCGGCATATTCCCGGCTAAATCCGCTCATGTGCATAACTTCACCAATGCTGCGTTTCGGCAAGTTGACAACCCGCGCCGCCAGTCCTGCGATGCGCTTCGCCTGGCTATCGACAAATTCAGCTAATGAGCCTTTAATATTGTAGTCCTCACGCAACATGTCGTAGATATCTGCTTTAGTTTCCAGCTCGGCTATACGACACCTTTCATCGTCATCAATCAGGTAAAGGCCAAGGCATACGCCCTCAACCCAACCGCCGAAATCGTGATCATACCGCTCGCATGAGAATTCACCGTCGCTACCCTTTGTTGGAATTGTGTAGCTATCAAACGGGCCGCCATATGTCGGCACATATCCCAATGTTGGGTGCTCAATCCACATGAAGAATTCGCGACCGGTGATCGGACAAACATCAGGTTTCCATTGGCCAGAAACACTTGCCGCTTTAGACAGGTCCGCCAAGCGCTTCTCTGCGGCATCGATAATCCCCTCCAGACGACGGTTTCGGCTTTCTAGTGTTTTAATTTTCTCTTTATCGGCTTCCAGCTCATCCAGCATTGCCAAGACGTTTTTATGGTGCACGCATTGAAGGTAATAAAACCATTCGTCATCAGTTCGCCCATCACGTGCTACAGCGATTGCTGCACGGCGAATATCAGCCAGTGCCTGTTTGTTGAGTGCTGTCATTGGGATGCCTCCTTCACATCGGCGCGGAGGTGAATTTCACGCCCATCTGGAAGCGAGAACACTTTGATGTCATCGGCATGAACAAGAAAATGCGCAACCGCATACAGTGCTTCGTCGGTAACGTCAAACTTATCGCCTACGAACTGACGAGTTCCGGGAGCCAATCCCTTAACTGCGCGTGAACGTCCGGCATAAATTCTGTTGGTGATAGGGCTTTTCATAATGCTGATTGGTTTGCTCATAGTGCGGCTCCTTTGCACAGGTCGTGCATTTCCTGAAGTGTCTGCATATCGACAAGGTCACGGTCTGGCATCTGCGTGTCGTTGTACTTGCTGTAAACTAAGCTGGCTTCGCATACCAGCTCCATTGCTTTTGATGACAGCTCCCTACACTTGCTTTTTGATGCTTCCAGTTCATCCAGTAGCGCCAGTACATCAGGGTCGCTAACATCAACGACAGTGACACGGGACTGTCCATAATGGTCATCTGCGATACTGCGACCTTCTGCGTAGTGACAACCTTTATCGTCGTAGGTTGCGCCCGTACATCCATATGTGATGTGGTTGCCAGATATACGCTGTACTGTCATTTCAGCGCCACAAATGCGGCATTTGGGTACTGGTTGCGGTGAATAACGCTCACGTAGTGCCTGTTTATCTGTCATGCTTATCTCCCTTGGTTATTTCTGCGGTTCTGCGCCGCACTTGGTTTTCTATTTTTCCCGTAATAATGTGTTGGCCATCCACGCGTCAGGCCAGATGGTGCATAGCGAACGACAAGCCGATTTGAGATAGGAATAATTTGTCCGGATTTTGCTATTAACAATTTTGCTCTGCGGTTATTCACTTTGCCCACCTTTTTTAATCGGCCAAAGCTGCCATTCACCTGGCGGTAAATCATCGGTTACATCATGTGATGCCCATTCCAGAAATTCTTCTTTACTAATTATTGGGTATCGTCGTCCGCTATGAACTGCTGGTCCATCATATTGCACTGTATTTACTCCAAGACGTACAATTTGACGATCATTCACATAAGGTACAAATTGCCCTGCCGGGCGAGGCTTTTTTGCTCGATAGCAACGATTAACCTTTAATTCAATACTCACTTTTTATTCCCCCCATGTTTTCAGGCTTTCGCCGCAGAACGGGCAAAATGAAACTCTAATTGGTGTCCTTGAAAATTCACCAGAACGCAGCATTACAACATCAGGCCCACGGGTTAAATCCTCATTCCAAATCTTGTAATGCAATAGCCCCTTTCGCTGAGTGTTTTCAGCATTTTGTTCAAGTGACCTAGCTAATGCAGAACAAGCCAGAAACTGATTGCCGTTGATTGCGCATTTTGAATTACTCATTGATCGCTCCTTTTTGCTTCTCATCAAACTCTGTTACCGGCTACCCGGCTGCTCCCGAATATTTTGTGTACCTGATACCCTTTCCAGTTACGGCGACACTCCTGCACCGCAACGCTTTTCGGCTCGGTCTGGCGTTCGAGGGCTGATTTTGCAATACAGACTTTTTCCTGCCAGCTCGGTGCCAGTCGGTATTTTTTCCCTTCCCGCTCAAGCCGCCCGTACCGCTGCATGTTCTGAAGCAGGTTGTGGATTTTCTTGTTGGGCACGCCGAGCACATCAGCCAGCTCGCGGGGCGTGGCTTCCCCGTTATCCAGCAGATACCGAATCACTGCCTGTTGGTTTTTGCTGTTCATCCCCCTGTTTACCCCCTGAATCCCGGTGGAATTTCAGTGTCTGGCTCTGAAATCGCAGTGATATTTCGACTGTTTGCCATCGTCTGAAAATCTTTCGGCGGATATAACCCCTGGTACTCGTGGGCAATGCTGTGCCGAATAACCTGCTCCGGTGTAAATCCCTGTTGCCGGAATTTATCCAGTTCGCGAATTGCCCCATTTGCCCCTTGTGCCGTTCTGATCGGTTTTCGCAATGCTTTCCTGAATTCAACCCATTCGCGCCAAAGCGAGACAGGTATCCAATCCGGCAAAACAATTCCCAACGGATCGAATTTTTTTGCTCCCGATTTCCCCTGAGGGGGATTAAGGGGGAGATCTGTTTTTATATCTGTATCTGTATCTGTATCTGTATCTGTATCTGTAGTGACTCGTCGTGACATGTGCGTGACATTTCGTGACTCATCGTGACAACCGTTTATTTCTCCTATCATTTTTTCCCTCTCACGTTGCGCTCGCTTGCGCTCTGCCGGGGTTTTAGCTGTTGGAGAGGTATTACCAATATCCTCTTTGATCACCTGTCGTTTAGCCCATCCCGTAATAACTTCACCATCGAGCACACGTCCTTGCATTGCCTGCAAAATGGAGTCAATTTCGTCTTCTGTCACATCTAACGCACTTGCTAAATCTTCTGTCGTGACATCAGTGTGACCGCGCGTGACATTTCGTGACGCGCTAACAAGCAGGTGAATAAATACAGCCTGTACTGTCGCAATAGGCTGTTTAGATACTCTGGCAATCGTTCGCCACTTAGGATCATTTGGCATGTCATGCCATAATCTGAGCCAGGCATTTGCCATACCAACCTCTCTTGTTATTTACTGGTCACATCTCTGATATTGCTGGCGATAACCGTTCCTCAGCGCTTGTAGCGCTTGAATGGCTTCATCGCATTCACGCTCAAAATCATGTAGCGGAGCACCAAGTAACGAGGCGTTCGCCGCCTCTGTGCTCTCCTTCAGCAAACGAGTTACCAGGTATTCGATACTTTCTCCTGCCGTAATGCGCTTATGCAGTTCTGGCGCGCTTTTTCTGATGGCTTCCAGAATTGCCGGGATTAGAGCAGTAAATTTTTCCTGGTGTTCCTGCGTTTCGAGTTTTCTCCAGCGCTGAAAAATGTTTATCCGGTTCCGGCGCCAGGCTGCATAATCGACCGTCCCGTCATCAAACTCGATACGGTGAATTGCGATATCGGGTCGTACTGGTTGCGCCAGGAATTCGCTGGTAATCATCTGTGTTGCACTTTCCTGAGTTATGCCCGTCATCAGCAACCATGCATTCATGGCGTCCTTGGTTTTCTCATTGCTGATCATCATTGTTCAGCCACACCGACAGTAATCACACTATGCTTATTGGCCGGTGGGAATACATCATCAAGTTCACAATGAGCGCCAAGCCGATTAAGCGTAGAAACAATTTTCCTGCATTCCTCTAGCCCAGGAGTTCGAAAGTTTGCTTCATAGTTTGCAAGTCGGCTCTGTATCCAGCCTAGCTGAATGGCGAGTTGTCTCTGAGACAGACCAAGTTGTTTTCGATATGTTGAAATATTGTTCATCATTACCTCCTGCCCTTATTATTCACATTTCGTGAACGAGATCAACTACAGATACGTGAGTACCAGCAATTTCACACATCGTGATAAAATCGGAGCTATGAAAACGATTGCAGAACAAATAGGTGAGCGACTAAAAGCCACTCGTCTAAATCGAGGATTGAGCATGGGAAACTTGGCAAAGCTATGTGGTTGGTCAGGTTCTTCTCGTATTGCAAACTACGAAGCAGGCACCCGGAGCGTAGGTGCCGAGGATGCGATTATTCTCGGCCAAGTACTTGGTATTTCTCCCGCAGAATTAATGTTCGGCGAACAAGAAAATGCTTATTCATGGTTAAATGATAACCAGAAAAAGATGTTAGAGTTGTTTAACCAGCTCCCTGCTTCAGAGCAAGCACGCATGATTGACTTGTTCGAAATCCGTCTTACAGAGCTTGATGAGTATGTGGAAAAATACCTGAGAAGCAGACAACAGAAAAAATCATCCTAACCCTCTTCCAGTCAAAAAAAGGCTCTCGCTATTTGCGAGGGCTTTTTTTTATCCATCATAAACCCAAAAGTAATAATGCTCACATATTGAGTTGACAAATTACTCACGATATGTGAGCATTTGTCACATCAAAACAACGCCCAACCAGAGAACGGCAGGACAATACCTAGAGTTATCCAGCCACTGAACAGGGCTAAGTAGCCAGCCTGAGGCATACGAACATGACGGCAGTTGTTAATTAGCACAAGGCGCAGTAGATGAAAAAGTTCCGCCACCGGGCGTTAAACGGGAGAAGGAAAGATGGACACCAACGACTACATGAACAGGGCTTACGAAGAATACTTCGAAAGCCTTGACGAAGGAGAAGAAGCACTCAGCTTCAGTGAGTTTAAGCAGGCACTTTCCGGTAAGACAAAAGCTAACGGCTAATATCGAATCGTCTTGTGCAGGGATTCCAGGCGGAAAGCATTAATGGCTCATACTCAGGTTCTATTTTGAAGATGACAGAAACACCGTCGATACTCGAATTGACTGGACGAACGATGCCTGCTTTAACTAGGGCGTTTACATAAGGGTTATCCCAGGAAGCCAAGAAAGTGCGGGAGCGAGTCTTAAGAAAAGGCTCAAGTAATAACAATTGCTCGGTGCTCAATGAATTAAGCGTTTTTAACTTACGTTTCATCTGAGTACCGCGGTGGAACAAAGGTACCACTGACATAAAAAACCGACCAATAAGGTAGGCTACGGCAAAACTGAAAATATACATAGCATACGGGATGCCACTTTCAGTCACGATAAGTTCATGCAGATTATTAGGTGAAAAAATCAGTATCAGAGAAAATATAACAATAGTAATCAAAAGTTGAATAACTTCTTTTTCGGCAAAAAATCTTGCAAATGTTAAACGATCATCTGACATATACATTAAAAATCAACTTACTAAGGTTTTTTTATGTTACCACAGAACTCGCTGTAGGGGTATAGCGAACCACCGAAGCCCGGAGGTGGTTAAATAAATCCGGGCACAACACGAAGGCACATTTCCGATGTTTTCTGAGTCGGTCTTGTCTGTAAATCCAAATAGTGGAAGTGCGCCTCCGGTTGTGAAAACGACATTGCTGTGTGTAGTCTTGGCGGCATCAGTTTTTCTTAGTCATTTCTGATGCCCGCCCTTTTTATAGTGAATTTTGTAGTGCAGTGAATGCGGCTAAGCGCACGCGGAACAGTTAAATACGTTTTTTATCAGTAGGGTGATATCACAGTCCGGCATTAATTGTTAACTGGTTAATGTCACCTGGAGGCACCAGGCACTGCACCACAGAGTTCATTTGTTAAAAATGGAGATACTTATGATTGCTCATCACTATGGAACTGACCTTATTCCGCGAAAAGATGTAAAACCGGGGACCGCCATTAAATATAATGGCCGTGATTACCGGGCATCAGCAAATGTCAGTAAGGGGTTATATGCGTTTAGCCTGCTTGAAAAAACCATAATTAGACATGAGTTTATCGAGGTATACCTTAACCAAAGCGGAAAACCTTTAATGCACTGAGGTTAACCATGAAAATTAAATGTGCCTATCACCTTTGTAATAAAGAAATCGAAGAAAAAGAAAGCGTAGAAAAACCACTACATTTTATGCAGGGAGTTATATCAACCACTGAACTTAGAAAATATTGCTGCGAGCAATGCGCCGTACACGACCAAATGGCGCATGACCTTTAATTAAATACTTAACAAACCATGAATTATGCCAGCAATGGCAGGGATTCATACAACCTAATAACAGGAGTTAATTATGGAAATTAAATTTAATGTAACCGTTACTACCCGTGATGAAGTGGTTCATAAAGTTTATCAAGACGACAAACAAATTGGGTTCATTATTAAAACAAACCGGAAGGATAAACCATATCATTTTGTAGATATGGTCGGAGATTCTGGTAATGCGGAGTCTATAGATAAAGCGGTTAAAAATCTTTGCGTAAAAAACTGGTATATAAATACTGATAAAGAGAAACGTCACGAAGTATTTACAGTCATTTTGGCGATGAAAGCTAGCGGCGAACTCTGACAAAGAAAAAGCCTGCAACAAGTGCAGGCTTATCCCCATTTTTTCATCTGGCGATGTGCTGGTCAGCGACCAAACCGACCAGCCAGAGATGTGACCAGTAAGCACCAAGAGAGGAAGACTTACTGGACGAGCAGGATTTTAATCGTAGTTGAGGTTAAAAAACAATGAGTAAACAGCAAGAATATCCCCTTCTTTATCCTGTCAAAAACGAAGGGGCACGAAAACGCCTCGGCTTCAATAATGGTTTTTACTGGAAAACTGAGGACTCACTGGCAAGGGCGATTCTGCGTGCTAACGTGGCATTAATAGATGCAGGATTTAGTCTGGAGGATTTTAAGAAACCAATACGCGTTAATTTTCCGGTAGAAAATGATATTCCACCAGAAGGTGTATTCGACACGAGATTCTGTAACAACCGAGAACTCGGTGGCGAAGACGGTAAAACACTGATGCTTATTTCCGACAAGAACGCTGATGTTTCACCTGACGATAAAAAAGATGCTGCCACCGATAACACCAGCACAAATGAGGCGGACAAAAATAAACCAGATACCCCTCAGTTAACCAGTGTGCCAACCATGCCATTACAGCACCGCATACTGGCACAGTACGTTGGTAACGGAGAATATCTGTATCACGTCGATGCGGAGCAAAAAGCCGAAATTCTGCGTCTGGAAATGGACACGGAAAACACCTACGTCCAGAACATGATGACTGCCGCAAAAAATGTCGACGCGTTTAAAAATGCCGCCGAAATCGACATCCACAGAGTGGTGAAAGCGTACAAAACAGTTTTCCCTCTCGACAAAAAAGTCCCGGAGATTACCGTGGCAAAGCGTTTTCTTGAAGACTTTTTTGCCACGGAGCACATCGATCGTGGGCTACTGGTAAAAGAATGGCAGGAAAAAGCCGTTCAAATTAACCAGTCCAAATCAGGCACTGAACTTCGTCACCAGCACAAACAAACCTGGAAAACTCTCGACCTGAAGGTAGCCGTCGCATTCTGGCCTGGCGATGTCAAACCAGGGAGCGTTGATGGCAGTGTTCTGCGTTGGGCTAAAACAGAAATCATTGGGAAGGACCGCGAGGACTGGAAGCGCTTCTCTGCCACGCTGCGCACCGTCGACAACATCCTCGAGTATGACGATCAGACTATTTTCCTGTTAGTACAGATGCGTCCGCTCGATATCCACAAGGATCCGGTCGCGCTGAAAAACTACATCACCGAATTTCTGGCAACGCATGCTCAGCCAGAAGTCGCCAGCGAGCAACTACAAACAGGAAGCGTAAATGAAGAAGGAAAATCAGATGATGAAGAAAAACCGCAATCAACTGGCACAGTGGCAGATGAACCGGCAACGCCTGAAACGGTGGAACCGGATACAACTGAACATCATCAGGACGCACAGACGCTGGATGCTCAGCCACAGATAAATTCTGTTGATGCGAAATATCAGAAACTGCGAGCAGAACTGCATGAAGCGCGGGAAAACATTCCGCCCAAAAATTCGGTCGATGTCGATAAGCTACTGGCGGCTGCGCGTGGTGAATATGTGGAAGGGATCAGTGATCCGAATGACCCTAAATGGATACATGAAGATTACAGAGGTATCACCACCTCAAATGAAGGTGAAAAATCGGAAGTACAGACCGAAAATGATCAAGAAACGCCGGAGGAAACGGCTGGCGATAACTTTCAGGAAGATAACGAGAACGCTCAGTCAGACGCTGGCTGTGATGCTGCTGGCGATGCGTCAGATACCGTAAATACACACTGGCCGTCATGGTTTGAGCCGGGCCGATATGAAGCTATCCCTAACGAGGTTTATCACTCAGCTAACGGTATCAGCAGCACAATGCTCAAGGATGCCCGTATCAGCCTGATGTATTACCACGGGAGGCATATGGCCGGAACAATTCCGCGCGAAGAAAGTGATGCTTTGCTCCGTGGACGGATCATTCACAGCTATGTACTGGAAACAGATAAATTCGCTGATGAATATGCTGTTCCGTCACCGGTTCCTGACTCAGTAGTCACTACATCACAGGATTTGGTTGCGATTATCAAAGAGTACAACGCTGCCCTTCCGGCGCTGATGACGCCCGACGAACTTAAGGCATGGATTGAAGAGTACAACGCTACCTTACCTGCTCAGATTCCCATGACTGGAGACAAAGACGCAATTGGCCTGGCGTATATGACATTGCCAGCCGAGTTTAAGAGAGTTATTGGCGACAATAAAAACTTTACAGCCACCGCAATGAAATCCTGCATCAAAGAATATAACGCCACGCTTCCCCCGCTCCTGAAAACAAGCGGTACCCGTGAGCAGTTGCTGGACCAAATCGCAACCGTGGATCCGACGCTGGCAGAGAATGAACGCGCTAAGTTTTTGCCGTACAACGTCAGCGGGACAAAAGAGCAGTTAACTGAAATTGTCCGGAAAATCCGTCCTGATATTGTGACGATTGAAGACTGGCAAAAACAGCAGGAAGTCGCCAACCGTGGAAAGACATTCATCACAGTCGAGATGTATGAACAAGCGAAAAACATCCATGCAGCTTTGCAAAATAACCAAGATGCAGCCCGACTGCTCAACCATCCGGAACGCAAATCGGAGATCAGTTATTTCGGATTCGATGAAGAAACCGGGCTGGAAATTCGCGTCCGTCCGGATATTGAAATCAGGCTGCCTTATGAAAGTATCTGCGCAGATCTGAAATCAGTCAGCCTCGGATATGTACGTCAGGAGCGCCTCAAAGACCGTCTGCACCGGGAAATCATCGAGCGTGATTACCACCTCAGTGCGGCGATGTACTGCGACGTGGCGAACCTGGAAAAGTTTTTCTGGATCTTCGTTAACAAGGATGCGGGCTATCACTGGGTAGCTGTTGTGGAAGCCTCGCCGGAACTTCTGGAACTTGGACGGCAGGAATACCGCCGGACACTACGCCAGATAAACCAGGCTCTGGAAACAAACCACTGGCCCGCGCCAATAACCGAAAGTTACACCGACGAACTAAACGACTTTGATCTTCGCCGTCTTGAAGCACTGAGCATCTGAGGAAGGACACAATGAACGAATTAATTCAGCAAGAAAATATTAACTCTATCGTTGCCATTTTCAGCCCTCAGTCCTTGGCGGCAATTCAGACATTTTCTCAGGTCATGGCCTCCGGCATGGCGACAGTTCCGGAACACCTTCGGGGAAATCAGTCAGACTGCATGGCCATCACTATGCAGGCTATGCAGTGGCAAATGAACCCTTACGCTGTGGCACAGAAAACCTTCGTGGTGAACGGGGTTCTTGGGTATGAGGCACAACTGGTTAATGCTGTAATCAGCACCCGGGGACCATTAACCGGGCGTATCGAATATGAATGGTTCGGTCCGTGGGAAAAAATCATCGGAAAATTTGAAATCAGGAAAAACGACAAAGGGAAAGAATACCGTATTCCTGGCTGGAGGCTGGCCGACGAAAATGGGATCGGTATCCGCGTACAGGCCACACTGCGCGGAGAAAGCAACCCACGCGTCCTGGAATTACTTCTCGCCCAGGCCAGAACACGTAATTCAACGCTATGGGCTGATGATCCCCGTCAGCAACTGGCATATCTGGCGCTGAAACGCTGGGCGCGTCTCTATTGCCCCGAAATCATCCTTGGCGTGTATACCAGAGACGAGCTGGAAGAACCGCAGGAAAAGATCATTAACCCGGTGCAGGAACCACAACACACTTCTGCAGTTGTTAATGAACCCACCGTTATAGATGTTGATGAATGGGTAGGCAACCTGCGAGACAGCATTGAGCAGGCTGAAACAACGGAGCAAACAACGGCTTTACGGCAGGAAGTCGAGGCACAGAAGAATGCGCTTGGTCCACTCTATACCGAACTGAAAGGGAAAGTCGTTCAGCGCCACCATCGCATTAACGCAATCGCGCGTATTGAGAAGATGATCAACGACCTGCCCTCATCAGACGATCCTGACGCTGCGCAGAAATTTGCAACACTGGAGCAGGCGCTTAATGCCTCCAGGCCGCACCTGGGCGACCTGTATGACGCATACAGCACCACACTCTCCGACATGAAACCTGAATACATCAACGGTTAATAATCCCCTGGCGGCTGCAACAAGCCGCCATAGCAGGAATAACAGGCTATGAAGATGAAACCCGCTAACGCACGTGAATTTATTCAGATGGAATACAGTGAATTTCCGGACACCGTTTTACATGCCGAATTATGCCGCGCATGTGCCAGAGCTGACGGCCGCAGCATCAGACGGGCATTAAATGGTTTCGCCAAAGCAAGAATGACAATAGTCAAAAGCCCGGCCTTACGCGCAGCCCTCGAAACGATGGCGACCAGCCAGTTTCCGGAAACGCAGATAACCCGAATTCGCGCCTGTATCGGGCGTATGGAATCCGTGCTAGTCCAGAAATTCGGAGTTAAACGCTCATGAGGTATTACAACGTAAAACCCTGCCCCTTTTGCGGCTGCCCATCAGTGACAGTGAAGGATATTGCAGGCCATTTCAGGGTTAAATGCGATGGGTGCGAAGCACGCTCAGGTTATGAAGGCAGTAAAGCGTCAGCCCTTATCCGCTGGAACAGACGCGCAACAGACAACGTACCTAAGAGTTAAGTTTTAAGAGTCACCAGTATGTACAAAATCACCGCAATTATTGAAAAAGCAGGTAATGCACCGACGTCATGGACCCGCTATTCAAAAGTGAAAATGACCCGGTCCGAATGCGAAAAAATGATTTCAGGTAAGCATGAAGCTGGCGTATCCCGCATAGAGAAGGCAACTCTCAAAAGTTTTGAATGTGTAAAAGTAAAACCGGGCGAACTATGAAGAAAACACAGTGCATGTTTTGCGGAGGATCAGCCACCCTGCTTTGTGATGGGTATATCGGTTTCCCGCCGAAATGCGAAAACGGTTCAGAGTTCCCGGATGTTCTGCATCCATTCACCTGTAATGCGCCGATGTGTGATCGCTGTGGCACAGAGATGATGAAAATATTCGTCTGTGGCAAACGACCATATTCAGGGATCCAGACTGTCGACCACTGCCCCATATGCCTGAAAGTTTTACCACCTTATCCAGAGCACACCAGGAGGATCATTAGCTCTGCGGAACAGGCAGAAAGAATACGCGCTGCACACTGGGCTGGTTTTTCTAATCCGCACATCCAGCACGTAAAAATTTTACAGGGTGGCGGCCAGCAGTCCTTTGATTTTTAAACTTGATCATTAATGTTCAACCCAGACTGCCGCCAGCATTCTATATTTGGTGGCGGTCATGCTGTAAAGGGACATGACCATAGATGGCAAAAACTATTCTGATTCAGGATTGGGCAAAAGGCCCAAATGGATTCGGATATCCACAATCACAATCACGCTTAAATCACCTGGCAAAAACGGGCCAAATTTATCCACCAGCCAAAAAGGATGGAAGGCGATGGGTGGTCGATGAGGATGCTGTTTTTATAGGTTGCGTCGGGAAGGACGAAATTTCCGATGATTTGCCGGAAGATGCCAAAAAACTGGTAAAGAGTGTTATCAATGGCCGCACCACGCAAGCATAACATTAAGATAGAAAATTTGTACGCCAAAATCGATAAACGGAATAACAAGGTATATTGGCAATATAAAGATCCGTTGACGCAATTATGGAGAGGATTTGGAACCAATGAAGTTGCAGCAAAAGCTGCCGCAATCGAATTAAATCGACTGTTTGCCAAACAGCAACTTGAACAAACTTATGCCCTCATTGATACAGCAAAGAAAAAAATTGTGCAGCCAAACAAAAACGAAATGAGATTTAAAGAATGGGCCAAAAAATATATTGAGATGCTGGAAAAAAGACATTCAAAGGGAGAGATCTCGTTATCCACACTGAATGAACGGCGTCATGCTGCAAATGTTTTGTGTTCTCGAATTGCCAACACTCCGCTGAGTAGTGTTGGTTCCCGCGAAATGGCCGCCATCCTTGAGGAATATATCGACGAAGGAAAAAACAGTATGGCGAAACACATACGTTCAAACTGGATCGATATTTTCAAAGAAGCGCAATTTGCAGGAGAAGTACCGCCTGGTTTCAATCCGGCACTTTCTACAAGAAAGCCGAAAGTTGAAGTAACCCGCGCCCGTTTACAGTTGGAAGATTGGCAAAAGATTGTTGAGGTAGCAAAAGTTCGTTACTCACCGTGGGCGGTAAATGCATTGCAGCTCGCTCTCGTCACTGGTCAGCGACTTTCAGATATTCTTGCCATGAAGTTCAGGGATGTAAGAGACGGGTATCTATGGATTGTTCAGGGTAAAACTGGAAACAAAATTGCCCTACCCTTAACGCTTCATTGCGATGCTGTAGGTCTTTCTCTGGAGAACGTCATAAATCAGTGTCGCGATCGCGCGTTAAGTCCCTATCTGGTTCATCACACTAGGACGACGGCGACGATTAAATCAGGTGGCACAATAAACAAGGCTACTGCCAGCACTATGTTCGCTCGATGCCGGGACGCAGCAGGTATTACTCCTCCGGAGGGGAAAACGCCCGTGTCGTTTCACGAACAGCGTTCTTTGGCTGAGCGTCTTTACTCTGCTCAAGGGGTCAACACGCAGGAATTACTAGGACATAAATCGGCCAAAATGACCGAGACATACCACGATGAAAGGAATGATGGCTGGGTGTTTTTGGTGGTTTAA